AAGAATTTACCCGCCAGTGCTGGACAGTTTGTCGGCGGCGTGGTGCAGGCTGTCACCAGTCCTTTGCAAACGCTTACAAGCCTTCTCGACGTGGGTGCAGGTGCGCTTCGCAACACTTTACCTAAGCCCGTAGTCAGCTTTATCGACAAGTTTGATGCAGACCCCGAGGCAGCCCAACGCGCAAGCAGCGTGGCCACTGCTGTCGGCGGAATGTACAAAGACCGATACGGTAGCTACGATGCGATCAAGCGCACGTTTGCCGAAGACCCAGTGGGCGCTGCGGCTGACTTGTCTACATTGCTAACCGGCGGTGGCGCGGCAGCCAGCAAGCTGGGCGCTACGCAAACCGGTGCGGCTATGTCAAGAGCCGGCAACATGATCAACCCAATGCGTCCAATCGCACCGGTGATTGAAGCTCCTTTTAAACTGGCAGGCAAAGCTGCTGGCGCTGTCTACAACGCACTTGATCCTAAGTCGACTGCTTATCTGACTGCCGCAGAAGGCCGTGGCCCAGCAATCGTCAATGCCTTGCGTGGCCAGACTGAGATTGTCCCTGGCAGCTTGCCTACCGCAGCGCAGGCCGCGGCCCCCGTGGGAGCCACGCGCTTTTCTGCAATGGGTGAATCTGCTGCACGCACCACACCAACACCGTTCTTCGAGCGTGAGCAAGCCCAAAAAGCAGCTCAGTTGGGCGCAGTGCAAACTGTTGGCAAAACACCAGCTGAACTCAAAGCAGCTGAAGCTACCCGCAGTGCCACAGCCAGAGAACTGTACGGTATCTCTGACGATGCCATGGTGGCCGCCGACAAGACATTCACCAGCTTGCTGAACCGTCCGTCAATGGACAAAGTGATTGCTCGGGCCAGTGAGCTGGCTGCTGAAAAAGGCGTGCCATTCCAAATCGGACAGAACCGACCACCTCAGACAATCGCATCGGCTATTTTGGATGCCGAAGGTAAGCCCATGGGTGTCACCACAATTCCTGGTGAAGTGGCAAAGTACCCAGGCAGCAGTCTTCACATGATGAAGATGGCGTTTGACGACTTGGTGAAAAACCCTGAGCGTTTTGGCATTGGTGCAAACGAGGTGGGCGCAATTAAAGGAACCCGTGGTAACTTTTTAAACTGGGTTGAGGACAAAGCCCCGGCATACAAAGTAGCCCGTGAAACTTTTGCCGCTCAAAGCAAACCCATTAACCAGATGGAAGTGGGTCAGTTCCTTGAAGGCAAGTTGACCCCTGCGCTTGGTGAAGAGAGTGCCCGTCTGCGTGCCACTGGTTACGCTACAGCTCTCGATCAGGCTCCAGGCACTATCAAGCGTGCAACCGGACAATCTCGATTTGAGAGCTTGGGTCAAATCATGACCCCTGACCAAATTAAAGTGCTGGAGTCTGTGCGTGACGACTTGGCCCGTGCCAAGCTGGCTGAGTCACAGGCTTCCGCTGCCCGTGGTGCTGGCCCAAATGTGAATCTGATGGGCACTGAGACTCTGGGCAACGTGCGTGCCCCTAACTTCATTAACAACGTCACCACGGTGGCCAATGATATCTTGCGCCGGTTGCAAGGTAAGCTGGATCAAAAACTGGCAATCGAGTTGGCTGCTGAGATGCTTGACCCTGCGGCTGCGGCTGCTGCGCTTGAAAAAGCGCTGGCCCGTCAAGCCAAAGGCGAGAAGATGGCAGACCCATTCAAGAAGACCGGTAAAGCTGCATCCGATGTTCTGCGCACCCCTGCTGTGGTGAATATGCTTGCGCCTGAGTTTCAAGATCAGAACTCATTGAATCAACCCTTCCGAATGGAAATTCGAGGTACTGGAAGATAATGGACACCCAAGTTTTATTCAACATCGCCGTAAGTCTAGCTGGCGCTTTAGGTGGCTGGATCTTAAACAACATCTACCGCTCCATTGAACGCTTGGATACTGACGTGCGGGCCATGCCTATCAACTACGTCACCCGCGACGACTACCGCTCGGACATGCGCGATGTAAAAGACATGCTTGGCAAGATCTTTGACAAACTGGACGGCAAAGTAGACAAGTGAATGCGCTGGCTTTTGCTTCCCCTGTTGTTGTGTTTAGCAGGGGCTACTGCAAACGAGCGTTGTATTGTTGCTGACTTCTATGGTTTAAGTTGGATTGGAGATCCATCGCTTCGGCATTCACAGTTGTCCATGTGGCTGACTACGAACGGAAACAGTTGCAGTACTGAACAGTTGTTGGTAATCTGGAACAATTTGGCTGCATGGGCGGGTACGGCAGATTCGTCAGAAGTCAGGGCAAAGGTTTTGCATTTCTATGCGAGGGCGGCTGAGCGTGAAAGAAAATGATCCAGTTGCGCAAATGGTATCCGTTTGTGTTTCCCACGCCGTACGATGTCAAAGCCATAGCCGCCGAGAAGCGGGCCGAACGGCTGGAGTACGAATACAAGTTGGCTGTTGAAGCTGAGAAAATAAACAAGGCAGTTGACGCGCTTGAAATTGAGTTGTACAACAAACGGGCGCGGCAGAACACAATCGAGTTGGAAATATTTAACAACACCCGTCGTTTTGACAAATTTGTTTAAGGGTACAAAATGCTAGGACTAGACGCACTGCTACAAGTTGGTGGCAAACTTATTGACAAGTTAATTCCTGACCCAGAGGCCAAAGCCAAAGCTCAATTAGAGCTTCAAAAAATGGCACACGAAGGGGAGTTGGCAAAGATGGCCAACGAAACAAAACTTTTCGAAGTTGAGCAAGAAAACGTAACTCGGCGTGTTGAAGCCGATATGGCCAGTGACTCATGGATGAGCAAAAACATACGCCCTCTAACTCTAGTATTTCTTTTAATTGCTTACTCTGGTTTTGCTATTGCATCGATCTTTGAATACGAAACCCGTGGCGCTTATGTAGAGCTGCTTGGCCAATGGGGTATGCTTGTCATGTCGTTTTACTTCGGTGGACGCACAATGGAAAAGATTGCTGACAGGGTGAAAAAATGAACTTGACTGAACACTTTACGCTTGAAGAACTGACGCACACAGATCACCGTGAATTTGACAATACCCCCAACGATGCAGAACTCGAAAATATTAAGCGCCTGGCTGAATTTTTGGAGCAAGTCAAAACTGTCCTTGGTGGCAAGCCCATCATGGTCAATTCAGCTTTCCGATCAAAACAAGTCAATGATGCTGTGGGTAGCAAAGACACTTCTCAGCATCGGATCGGCTGTGCTGCTGACATTCGTGTTCCCTCTATGACCCCTGATGAGGTGGTCAGAGCCGTCATTGAATCGGGTTTACCCTATGATCAAATCATCCGCGAATTTGATCGGTGGACACACGTCAGCATTCCCAATGAACCTGCCCGCGCACCGCGCAAGCAGGCTTTGATCATTGACAAGCAAGGCACTAGAGTGTTTGCTTGAGTTGGTAATACTTTTTGGGCATTGATGCTTTTTTCTCAAGAGTGTCCCTTAACCATTTTGCCCCGCCAAGTTCTCTTAAAATCAACCACTGACGATCGTTCATGCGAATGTCTCTGCGCTTAAGTGGTTCAAGTGGCTTAGGACGGGGCATTATTTCTCCTCTGTGGCATTGTGCAGATATGCAGTCAATCGTTTGATCTGCGCCTCACGATACTTGCACATTGAATCGGCGTACTCCCGAGCTGTCTGAGCGTCGAGCAGTCTGCGCTTGGCTTCTTCAAGCTCCCGCAGCGCCAGCGTTTCAGCGCTTGGTGTGTCAAGCAGACCTTTAAAATATTGAATCAATTCGTTGAACATTACATTTACTCCTTTAAAGTGTTACACAGTGTATCACAGTTTAATGACCTTTAGACTGACGATACTCTTTAATTGCGTTTCTTAGGCCCGCTTGGGTGGTGGCCTTGTCATCAAGGGCTAAGGCTTGCGCCTGATCCAACGTGTCTTGACACATGATCCGGTGGCAGATCACCGGTGCACCCTGACCTTGACGGCGCACCCGGGCGTTGAACTGCTCGTACAGATCCAGTGACCAGTTAAGCCCGTACCACACAAGAATGTGGCCGTTCTTCTGTAGGCCGTCGATACCGTGACCCATCGATGCTGGGTGGCCAATCATTAGGGCACAGTCACCCGTCTTCCAGCGGTGCATGGCATTGGTAAGCGACGCCTCGGACTTGCACTCGGTCAAGTTGATCGGGTCAAGGTGCTTAAACTTCTCCATGATCCGAGCTGCGTCCGAGCGGTAAGCATAGGAGCACAGGATCGGTGAGCCTTGAGCTTCGTCAATGATCTCCTCGAGGGCTTCCAGCTTGAGGTCATGCACCGGCTCCCACAGGGGCATCCCAGCGATCGGGTACATGGCTCCGTTGGAGAACTGAAGGCACTTGTTGGTCAGCGACGCCTGGTTAAACGCCTCCACCGTTGTGCCGCTATCAAGGGTCAGGAAAAACTCTTTCTCCATCTTCTCGTACTTTGCCCGCAGATCGTCGGGCATCTCAATCTCGACGTTGTTGATCATGAGGTCTGGCAGCGGGTTGTAGTCCTCTGCACTCATCTCAAGCGTGATGTCCCCGATGAGCTTCTTAATTGTGTCCTCTGTGTCCTCGTAGGGCACTTCTTTGTAGGGGCCGATCTTGCGATAAAAGCGCGTGCGAAACGCTGTTTTGGACGTACCCAGACGCTCGCCCTTGTCCACCACGAGAAACTGACCATGCAGATCCTTGTATCCATTGGAGGCCGGTGTGCCGGTCAAACCCGTTGACCAATCGAACTGTTCAGCGATCTTGCGAAACGCTTTGACCCGGTTGGTCGAGCTGTTCTTCATCTTGCTGATCTCGTCCCAGATAATCCCATTGAACGGCAGCGGCTTGTCCTTCTTAACAAAGTAAGTCTGGATCGTCTCGGACAGCCAGCCCAGGTTCTCATAGTTGATCAGGTACACGTCAGCTGGGCGCAGCAGGGCGCGGGTGCGCTGATCCTTTGTGCCCGTGACCATGCTGAACCGCAGGTGCTTGGTGTGCTCCCACTTCATAGCCTCTTGCCGCCAGACTAACCGGATAACCCGGATCGGGGCCACGATGATCACGCCACGCAGGAACTGAGTCTTGATCAAGTGAGCCAAGCTGGTCAGCGTGATCACGGTTTTACCCAGTCCCATGTCCAGCCACAACATCGAGTTGGGGCGGGTGCACTGGAAGTTGACAGCCTTTTGCTGATAGCCGTGCAGTAACTCTGGGGTCAGCATCCCATCACCATTACATCAATCATTGTCTTACCCTCGATTACGTTATCAATTACAAATACATTTACTTTTTGGGTTCGGAGTTTGGCGTGTTCCCGCTCTTGCGCAGGAGTTGGCTTCTGACCTCCTCGTTTGAATTCACAAAACCACACACGGCCATCTGGTGCGATGAACATACGGTCAGGCACAGCAGCCCGTGCGGGGCTGGTGAATTTGTACGCAAGCACACCTTTGGCACGGGCGTATTCGCAGACTTTGGATTCAATGTCTTTCTCTAACATCTCAGCACTCAGAGTCAGCTTTTCGGTTTTCCAACTCGATCAGCAACTCGATGTAGTGCTTGGCCTTCATCAGATCGGCGATGCCGTTCTTCTTGCGCCAGCGGGTTACGTACTTGATCACGTTGCCCTCAAAGTACCCCAGCGCGTTGGCATAGATGTACTCGACTGGTTGAATCGGCAAGTCCTTGTAGTGGCTGCCGCCCTCTTGTTTGTTTAAGCTAGACCCAGACATAATTTCTCCACTTCTCGAACGTAATAGTCAAAATCCACTGGCAACTTGCCAGCATCCTTGATGTCATTGCAAGGCTGGACACCCCAGCCGGCTTCAACGCCAATCTTTCGCCACTGGCCAGGGTTCTTGGCAAGCGGGGGCATCCACTTGAACAAGCGCCCACCGCCCTCAGCGATGTAGTAGCGTGTGATGTTTTGCAGTTGCGAGGTCACGCCGTCATGCTCGATGGCAAGATGGCTAGACCGCGGCACTTTGGTGCGCAGCATAAAGTCCATGATGTCTGGCCAGTTGTGCAGCGTCTCGCGGATCGGGGCGCCCTCGGTCAGCACCTTTTCGGCCACCTTGGGGATCACCAGACCGCCGGCGTTTTGATGCCAGAGGGCTTTCCACTCATACGCACCCTTGCGCTTGACGTTGCCATCTTCGTACTGCGCGATGTAGTTGTTCACGTCGCGGATCATCATGGTCTTGTAGATGGCTTCTTCAAGGTTCAGACCGGTGCGCGACTGCCAAGCGGCACGAGCCAGATCCACCAGCCACTTGTTGGCCCGCGGCACACGAACAGTAAGGCCGTCGGTGTTCACTTGGATCAAGCGCAGGCCATCGATGTGCATCAGACCTTCAGCCAACAGGCACAGCAGGAGCTGGCCGTTGAGCGTAATGGACATGGTGAACAGTGGGTCATAGAACACGCTGAAGCGGCTGTTGCTGTCACCGTAGACACCATTGAGTGCGAGCTTAAGCATCGCCGACTCA